AACTTGGCGAGCACTTTGTCGTCAAACTGTATGTTCCCAGACTTGAGGATCGGCACCACTCTTTTGTAAAATTGTCCAGCGAGGACTGCAAGCTGCTTGGGATCCCTGATATGGAAATCAACAACAGAACAACGAGAATGAATTGCATCGATAATGTTGTGAGGATAGTTACAAGTGAGAATGAACCGACAATGGTTCTGGAACTCTTCAATCAGAGCTCGAAGTGCCTTCTGACTGTCAGGTGTGAGGTTGTCTGCCTCATCTAGCAATACAACCTTGATGCCTCCGAACATAGAGGAACAGGAGGCGAACTGGGCGACAGTCGTTCTGACATCTGAAATACCCCTATCAAGAGAAGCGTTAATGAACATAAGGTCAGCGTCAACCTCAGAGCATAACGCTCTGGCGAGTGAGGTTTTCCCAACACCTGCTGGACCAGCGAGGATGAGGTTGGGGAACTCTTTTTCATTCACATACTCCTGAAAGGTTTTCTTGACAGATGCTGGGAGGATACAATCACCGACTGTCGTCGGTGCATATCCTTCTACCCAGAGATACTTCTCACTCATTAATAATCAAAGATATTGTGGGCAACGATCGTTCACTGCACGGAATGCTCGAACGACACTGGCGTCATATTGTGTTCCATTGATAGTCACCTTGGGTTCGGTCTTACCGTTATCAAGATAGGATGCCTCAACAGCTGCGGCTCGAGCCTCTTGAGCATTCACACCCAATGAACGAAGTGAGCAGTACTCACGAGCGTAGAGGTTAGGGAGAATCTCACCAGCGAGAGCAGCAGGTGCTGCCAACAGAAGGGCAGGAATCAAAAGAAGGGTTTTCATAATCAACCAAAAGTAGAATCGGGTTCGATAGCAATATAGTAACACACTGGACGAGAGTGTGAAACAAACTTGGCAAGGTTCTTAGCACTTACGGTGACATCATAGTCACCAGCCAGAAGCTTGAGGTTCTCTACCTTCAGGTGGAACTGGAAGACACTATCTGTCTCACCCACGACGATGCGGTAGGCATTAGATCCGGAGTTCTTTTTGTCACGAACTGTCAGGTAGATGTTCTCACCATCACCAACAAGGGAGACATCAGGGATTTGAAGGACAGCTGCTGCCTTCTTGACAGTCTCCAGATGTTCTTCAGTCAGTACAACCTCAACATCCTCAGAGGGAAGTGATAGCTCCTTTTCAGGTGGAGCAGTGATGACTGAAGGATCAGAATAACGGTATTCAATTGTATTAGAACCATCAGTAATCTCAATTGAATTATCCTCAAGATTTACCTCAGCACCAGGGATGAGGGAGAGGCAATTCAGGAACTGATTGAGATCATAGATGGCAACATCACGAGTAAACTCTTCAGTGATGTCTGCTTCAACCAGGATGTTCTTCATCACCGACATAGAACGGAGACGCTTGCCTGACTTGATAAGAACAGACTGATTGATTGTGCTCAGGTTCTTCAATACCTGAACAGTATCTTGTGAAAGGAACATAAAATAGAATTACTTGTCTTTATTATAACCTTGATTGTCTTTCTTATCAAGTTCTTCAATCAAGATATCGATATAATGGCGTGCCTTGAGTAGGTCCTCTTTGCCATTCTTCATATGCCATCTGGAGATATATTTGACGACATTGCCCTCACAGAAACCAAGCCCGTTGCGTAGAATGTATTCAACGGGCTGGATCGCGAGGTCATAATGATTAGGTGTTTGCATCAGAAGTCAAGCCAGATTTGGAAACCGGGATTGTCGTGTCCGTGATGTCCATAATGATGGTGTTGCGGTGGGCTCCAAGCTGGACGCCATCCATGGAGGCTACGACGGTGGCAGTGACCGATACCTCTGCCTCTATGGAAGTGACACTTATTTGGATTTCTTTGGCGATGTCCGTGTCCGTGATGATGTCCGTGTCCGTTGTGGTACAGCCTTGTCGGATTGTTTGGCATTCCGTGTCCGGGTGCTGGAACGAACCGATGAGCTCTTACGGCGTCTGGCAGGAGCAAGCTCATCGCTGCTAACGACGATGTGAGAAGGAGTGTAGGTTTTAGCATTGCGAATTTCCTCAATGTGAATAAGTTTGGCTTTCTTTACCCAGCCAAGTTCAGTGATAAATTTCTTCCAATATGTCTTTGCTTTCTTTTGGGCGACCTCAAAGTCATCACCTTTGACATAGAAATAAGTCCAGCTCTCTTGAGCTGGACTCGACTTATCTAACTGATAGGAGTATCCTATCTCTATAATCATAGGGCTTCGGCAGGAGGGGCAAAGAGTGAAACTTCATCATTCCACCATGTATCAAACTCAGAACGTAGATAGGCAGCATCATCGAGGTAATGTTGATTGCCTGTCTTCTTA